AAAGATGAGCGATGCTGGCATAGGGCCTAAAGTGTATAATATGTTTGAATTTGCCGTGCCTAATATGCTGAACGTCAAGAATAGTATGGTATGGCCGAGCTCTAACGCGGCTCTCAAGGAGAAACTCAAGAATCACGGGTTTGGATCGAACAAAGTTCCTGGTTTTATCGCAAATACACGTCGGGCGAATCCACGGAGTGTAAATTTGAACCTGTTCCAGAATTGGTTTATGATGAACAATAAAAATTACGACCGAATCAAGACTGGCTGTGCGATTGTCATGGAAAATTTGAAGAATGCGGTCGATCTTAGCACGTACTCAAAGACAAACCCTTTCCCAGGAAATGAACTTATCGGTCTGGTTCAAAAGATGCACAACGCTGGAATTGCCCATGGAGATTTACATATGGGCAACGTCATGGTCCAGAAAAAGCCCGGTGGTGGTATACGTCTCGTCATTATAGATTTTGGGCGCTCGGTCAATATGGCGCAGAACAAAAAACTGTTTAATTTCGCTATAGCCTCGAATCTTAGAAGACTCAAGAATGTCGTCTCGTCGAACCGGCTTTCCAACAGAAATAAGTTACAGACGACAAACGGATGAATGGTATTATCATCCAGGTGGAGGCTCGGAACTGACAAGTACGGTAAGCATATTGTATCTGCTGTCGGTTTATGTTTGCTGGCATTCCTGAGCTTCAGGGACCCCTTTAAATTCTTTGCATGCAGCTACGAGTAATACTATCTGACATATGGTCTCATCGGATATATTAATGTCGCTCTCAAGACGGGCGGCCAATAAACGAGCCTTGTTTTCATTCTCGATGGTCTTTACAAAGTTATTAGCTATTGCGCACATAACCTGGAGAAATAACCACTTTTCTCTAAATGTCAAACGTTTGCCCTCCTTTTTTCTTCGAAGAAGATCTCCGCACAAAAAAATAGCAAAGAACATACACTCATCCATCTAAAAGACTATTGCTCTAGTCTTTTAATGGAAATTACGCACGAAAATCTCTTGGAGACGGTAAAAATCATGCGCGAATTTATGAAGGATCATGTGCTCCCACGGTTGACCGACGTCGAGTGCCAACTGAGTGATCTCAGAAAGGCGACATGGCCTGTGTGCCAGCACATAATGGATGAAAAGTGTGGTTTATTTGCTACAATCGGAATGAAAAAGAAGTTTTTGTATCACCTGGACGATACGGACGCCCGGGAGCTTTTGCGCCGCAAAGGACGCATTTCTGGTATTTCTTCACAGATGACCGCGATCGAGTATCAGCACATTTTTAGCTGAGTCAGGCGTTCGATCGAGGCTGGCAAAGGAACATCGGCCGGCCGAGGCACTAGTTTTGTCTTCCCATCCGTATGGATTCCTTCCGAGATGAATTGTTCAAAAGTTTCTACGGTCTGCGCATCGTGATGACCATCCTTGGCGTGAGCAAAGGTGTGCATCTTGTTGCATACATGGGCAGGATTTCCAAAGCTGCTCATGTGCCAACCGGCAAATCGAATAGCCGCAAACTTCCATCGGTTATCCCGAAGGTGGTTTGGACCCACGTGCTTAAACAGCTCACAATTGGTGATGACTGTGCCGAACCACGGCTCTCCAACAAATATATACTTGAATGAATACTCGAACATCCACATGTGGATCGAACAAATCTTTGGCAAATTATTCAGGTTGATCAGATTCATATCCGGAATCTCATCGACGTCGCTCACCATCACCTGAGCATCGTTTGGGATGCAAGCTCGCTCCAACCCTCGGACGATACACGATCGCTGATATTTTTCGCGCGACCAGGGATTTGGATCGGTCGGCGACTCATCGGCTCCTACAATCACGTGCTCAATCTTATCAAGCCACTTTGTAAAACGGCCTCGATTGTTCGCAAAGAACAACTCTTTTGGGCCGCCTACGTGATTCACCTCTGCCTCGACCAGTACGAAACGATCAACGTACTTGTCCAATACCTCAAGTCTGAGCTCGAGGATATCGAGTTCATTATAAAACATAAATGTGTCGATCAGCATTTGTAATCAAAGTAGCTTTTACCTTTATGTTCAAGTGATTGGATGACCCTCCGATAATTCTCCTTATGGCCACCCTCAACCTGGTGGTGCAGAGCATCTGGACCAAACCCAATCTGATCCTGGTTAATGAGGCCGATGTGACAGTCCGGGACAAACACTGTCTGGAGATTAATCTTCAGTTTGTGAAGCAGGTTCGACAGAACAATGTCGTCGGCAAACTTGGCCTCGTCGCGAAGCTCCATAAACTCTGGTAGAATCTTCTGGATCCAGTCAGCCTTGACCAGAACTCCGCCATATCCCTCGACTACATCGAGTGGGGCTCCGTGTGTCCGTGGATAATACCCTTGGAAGTAGTTGCCCAGATCGAATCCGGACAGGGCCCAGACAGCCTTCTGGTCCGTCTTGTACCAGCGCAAAAGCTGGGTGACCAACCGGATATCGTAGTGAGTGTCGTCGTCGATGTAGACAATCAGATCGTCCGGGTGTAGATGGGCCGCCGGTCCAAACACTTTTGTGGCCGGTCCGAGGTCCTCACAGTCCCGGTTGATAATCACCTTTGGATGACTAAACTCTGGAACTTGGCCGTCCCAATCCGGGAAGCGATTGTACTTTTTGGGGATGTTGATCCAGATTTCATGGCAGCCCTGCATCACATTCTCGGCGGCGATTTTGAACGCCTGATCGAACCGTGGAGGAATTGTAGTCAAACTGAGAACAACCTTCATATAGGAATAAAGACGAGAGTCCTTATTTATAAAATGATCCGTACCGAGAATGGAGTTTACGACATTGATACAGACGATTGTTACATCCGGAATCACATGGCATCCGGACGAGTATTTGAGCATCACATCATCAACGGAATGCTAAAGAATTTTGCCAAGAAATCAAAGTACATCGTAGATGTCGGTGCGAATATTGGTTGTCATACGGTCAGCTATGCTCTATTCAATCCGACGTGTAAGATTTGGGCTTTCGAGCCCCAAGATAAGTTGTTCAATATTCTGAAGAAGAATGTCGACCAGAATGGTATTGCTGATCGGGTCGAGCTGTACAAGTCTGGTCTTGGACATCGCGAGATGGAGTCCGAGTTGGCCAGTCTGGATACGGTCGAGGACAAGAATTGCCAGGGCTGGAACAAGGGTGGTCTCGGAATTGGTGAGGGTGGCGAAAAGATGACTGTTCTGACTCTGGACTCGTTCGATCTTCCGGGCTTGGACTATATCAAGATTGATGTCGAGGGCGCGGAGGGTCTTGTGATCATGGGCGCCGCAGAGACGATCAAAAAGTATCGGCCGATCATCTGCTTCGAGCACAATTACCAGCGGATCGACCCGGAGCATGTCGGCCTCAAGAGCGTCCCGACACCATTCGAGGAGCTCGTGAAGCTTGGCTACAAAAACTTCATGTATCTTGATTGGGAGAACTATATCGCGTATCCATAGTTAAAAGTTTCACAACCTTATAAATAAATGTGCGGAATCTACGCCGTACTTGGTAACAAACGCCCCGTTGTTCCAGAGAAGTCGTCTCTGGAGCACCGCGGACCGGATGACTATAACATGGTTGAGTTTGGTGATTGTCTGATGGAATTTTGGCGTTTGACAATCAACGGTGAAAAGTCTGTGTCTGGTGATCAGCCGATGTATCACAACGGTGATATGATGGTTTGCAACGGTGAGATTTACAACTATATGGATATTGGTGGTCGGTACGGCGAGTCAGATTGTGAGGTGATTATGCCTCTGATCAAGGAGCATGGGATGACTCATGCTCTCGATATGATGAATGGAGATTTCGCCTTTGTTATTTCTGATGGAGTGACTATATGGGCCGCTCGCGATCGTGTCGGTGTCCGTCCACTCTTTTACACAAAGTACGATGGTGGCATTGCATTTGCATCGGAGGCCAAGGCGCTCCGGCACTTTGAATCTCTGATTGAGATTTTCCCACCTGGCCACTTTTATGATTCTGATCTGGATCGTTTCTTCTGTTATGCACCGATGTACTACAAAGGTGCCAAGCCGGTCATTAGGCGCTCTTGGGTGGTTGAGTCGATCCGTGAGAAACTGATCGAGGCGGTCAAGATTCGGATGGAGACGACCGAGTTTCCGGTTGGGTTCTTTCTGAGCGGTGGACTCGACTCGAGCATCATCACGGCCATTGCCGCCTCTCTGTCGGACAAGCCCATTCGGACTTTTTCGATTGGTCTCGAGGGTTCGGATTCACCAGATTTGAAGGCGGCTCGGCAGGTGGCCAAGTACCTGCAGAGTGATCACACCGAGGTGACATTTAAGGTCCAGGATGGGCTCGATGTTCTGAAGGATGTGATTTGGCATCTGGAGAGCTACGACACGACGACTATCCGCGCATCGGTCCCGATGTATATTCTGAGCAAGTACATTTCTGATAATACCGATATTAAGGTTGTTTTGTCGGGTGAGGGTTCGGACGAGCTTTTTGGTGGGTATTTGTATTTTCACGATGCGCCCGATGCAAAGAAGTTTGCGACCGAGACGAATCGCCTTCTGCTTGAGGTCCACCAGTTTGATGTTCTGAGGGCGGATCGGTGCACGGCCGCCCACGGCCTCGAGCTTCGTGTCCCGTTCTTCGATCCGGATTTCATCGAGTTTGTGATGGATGGTTTCGACCCCGTGAAGAAAATCAGCCATCTCGAGAAGCAGATTCTGCGCGACGCATTTGTGGAATATCTACCCGAGTCGATCATTAATCGCCAGAAGAATGGGATGAGTGATGCGGTCGGCTACAATTGGGTC